CATTTTTAAAACATAACCACAAGTAGTTGCGATTCTAGCTTTATCTAATTGTTCTTGAGAGAATAAAATTCCACCTTTAGTTTTTTCTTTTGGTGTAAAAGGTAAAACTAAAATTCTATAGCCGACCGGTTCTGGTAACTGGTCTTCTAAATCTTTAATATTGTCTTGATCTAATCTTTTAGCGTGAGGTTCTTCTTTTTTCTCTTGCTCGTATTTTTCTTCAAGTGCCAATTTAATTTTTGGGACTTCCTTTTCCTTTAATGTCGATAACGTTTCCGTCATTTTGCTCCTTTTCATCGTTGTTTAGCAGGTTAGAGATTTCCTGAGTTACTATTTGATAAGCGTGTGCTTGTCCTAACATATACTTATATTTTTCCATACTGTCAACCCCACCAGTAATCATACTATCTCCAATTTGTTGTAATGTAGCGTTGATTCTTTTTTTTAGTTTTTCTATTATTATTAAATCATCCATCTTTTCTCCTTTTATTTCGCAAGAGTTTTACTCTTGATTTCCAACACCATCCACTTACTTTAATAGCATATGTCTCAACAAATGCAATGGCTCTATCAATTTGATTAAAGTATTTTAATAAAAATTTATCTAGCACTTCCATCTTTTTCTAGCTTGACGTAGTCTAGAATTAGGATCTTTTGCTGCTTTTGGAAATTTCTTCATTTGACCTGCGCTTCTTGCACAGTACGACTTACGTCGGTTTGCAGCTTTTGACCCTTTTTTCACTTTACCAGTCACGGCTGTTTTTAGTTTTGAACCGGGATTTTTTCTTCTATAGGCAGCGACACCGGCTCGTGTCATACCTGCTCCAGACTTTGTAGGTCTAAAGTTCTTTTTATTTCTTGCAGGCATATTATCTTGTCTTCGCATTATAACATCCCTTTGTAATATTTTTTTAAACTTGGATTTGAAACTTTAACTCCACCTAGATTACCTTCAATGTAACTTCCTCTATAATCTTTTTGTGCTTGCCCAATCATCCCACCATCTTTTTTCTTAACAAAAGTTTTTACGTTGGTTGGTTTTCCTCCAGGATTACCTGCAGCTCTCTTTCGTTTGACAGCAGAGGCCTTTTCGCCTTTTGTCATCCGTGTGGCTTTTGCAAGTGGTACGCATTTTGGATATTTTCTTTTGGAACCAGAAGATGATTTTCTTCCACAAGGTTGATATTTGCCGTCCTTCTTTGGCGCTCCAATATCTACCCATTTTTGATTTACCCATTTTTTTAAATCACCCATTAGACCATTTTAGTTTTTTTTCTTCTGTCTGACATTACTTTGCCACAACCTTTAGCAATGAAACCACCATTCTTTGCACTAGCTCTTACTTTGCCCTTGCATACTTTTGAAGCATACATATTTGCGTACGCGGAGGGGTAAACTTTGAATTTACGCTTCGCTGCAGCTTTTCCTTTAGGGCAAAGTTTAGCCATTATCTAACTTTTCCACCTTTTTTCATAAAGCCCATTTTATTTCTAACTGGTTTAGGAAGTTTTTTTAAACCTTTTCCTTTTTTACCAGCAGGGACTTTTTTTAAGTTTTTTTTCATTATTTGTTTATCTTTCCAGATTTTTTTGCTTTAGAACCAAACTTACCATAAGATTCATTAGCAGAAGCTCTAAGTTGTTTCTTAGTTCTTTTCTTTTTGATTCTCATAGCGATTGATTCGTCTTTTCTATCTTTGTAACCCTGTTTTTTCTTTTTAACAGAACCACCTTTTTTATACATAGATCCACCCTTCATACCCATATCATCTTTATAGTAGCCAGATGCCATATCTTTTCTTGCTGTAGACATTCCGCCTCCCATTTTTCCTACACGTCCACCAGATTCATATCTGTAGCCGTTTCTTACTCCATTTTTTCTCATTATTTTTTTCCTCCGTTATTCCTAAATATTTGTGTTCCCTTTATTCCGTAAATGCTCGCCACGACAAGGATCCACAAATTTGTAAACCACGACGGCAATGACGCGAAATGGTCAAAGAAAATTTTTACTTTGTCCATAGCAGTCGGATCGTCACTTACAACTGCCCAGGCTAAAATTGCGATTGGGGCCGAGAGGATTAATAAAACCGCCTCGTCCTTCCAGTCAGATTGCCTAGCCTCTAACAATTTACCTTGGTAAGCTTCCTTACCTTCAGCCATACGCGAAGCGTGCATAAGTTGTGCTTCACTCATAGCCATTTTCGTTTTCTGCTTGTTAGCGTAAATTTTACTTCCAGCAGAAACGGCTAATTTAATTGCCTGAAACCACATATTAGTACCAAGTAGCTTTTACAGGTTTTTTGTCGGCTCTCATTCTTCTAGTGCCTTTAACATCTACAACCTGTGATTCATTAGGGTCTGTAGCTTGAATTGTAACGCCACCAGTTTGGTAACCGTCCTTGCCGACTCCTAATTCTTTTGTAACTTTAGGTTCTTTTGTTTTTTTAATCATAGTTTCTCCTTAATTTAGGTTATATCTACTTTTTTTTAAAATTTCTACCAAAATCGTGAACTTTACTAGCATCAGACATCTGTTGTTTAGCTAATGATACTCCAGCTCTTAAATTTGCTAAATCTTCGTTCTGTTCTAGCTTAGCTTCTTGGTTTTCTTGGTTCATTAGAGCTTTCATCTTGTCTAAATTCAATCTTTCTTGACCTTCTTCTTCTTTTCTTTCGTTATCCATTGCTTTTAAATCAACTTCTCTTGATTTTATCTTCAATAATGGGTCACCAGCAAACTCACCAGTAATTTTTTCTTCTTCTTTAGCGTAATCTTCTTGCATTTCAGCAATTAATTGCGCTTTTCTAGCTTCAATAGCGTTGGTTATTTGTTGAACTCGTTGTTGTTGTTGCATCATCTGTGGATTTTGCATCATTCCTTGTGCCATTGCAGGATTTTGTGCTCCCATTTGTTGCATTTGTTGTTGTATCATTTGTAATTCTTGTAATTCTTCAACAAATTCTATTTGAACTTGTTCTTGAGCCATTAAACTAATGTGTTCTAATATATTCTTTTGCATTGCACCCATAACCATTGGATTATTTTGTACCATATTCAATCTCATAAAATTTAAGTGAGCATCTATGTGTGCTTTGTGATCTTGACCAGGGAAAGCTTGAAATGGTTTTTGTGACATAGATAAAATATGTTCTAATGCAGGATCCATCGGCATTGGTTGTGCAGGTGGAGGTAAAATTGCATTTACGTTTTTCACACCCAGCGCATCATACATTGATCTATATGCTTGATACAAATTATGCATTTGAGGATTTGATTGCGCCAGTTGTAATTGACTTTGAGCTATAGATATTCTTTGCGTCTGTGAGAAAATGTTTGGATCTGCTACAGGTAAAATATCTATTCTGTCATCGAAGTCTTGCATTTTAACTTCTCGTCTTGCACCTGGAACATCATATGGATAAACAGGTGGTAAATAAGTTTTAAAGACATTAGCTAATAATTTAAATTCTTCTTTAAGTCCTACATATAATCTTTTGTGAATAGCCGACATTACACGTGAACCACGTTCTAATAATGCTACTGTGGTTCCAACTGCAGCTTGTTGATTCATATCACCCACTTGCATATCAGAAATTGCTGCAAATCTTTGACCTGCAGAAACCACAACACCCATTAATTGTAATAAAGTTTGATCAGGTCCTTTGAAAGGTAAAGTCATAAACTGATCTTTAATATTACCACCAGGTGCATCTACATCTCTAAACTCACCAGGTTGTAATGGTTGTGCATCATCTCTAACTCTAATACCTCTGGATTTAAATCCTGCTGGTAAGTTAGCTAAAGTTCCTGCATCTAATAATTGTCTTAATGCTGCTGTTGCAGTTCTCGTTAAACCACCAATCATATGAATTAAACCAAAACCATAAAAACCAGTTCCTGGTAAAAATTTAAATTGTACAAAATAATTGATTTTGTTTTTTTTAGGATCTTCTGCTTTGTAATTTCTTCTTATAGATAAAATTTTATTATTAGCTTGAGCGACAGTTACAACATAAGGAAGTTTTATTCCTGTAGGCTCACCATCTTGACTCATATCTTCATAACCATCTAAATCTAAATTAGTATGAATTTCATAAAGTGTGTATTGATCTTCCTGACCATCTTTAGAAATTCCTTCTAATTCTAATTTTTTATCTTCTAATTGGTTTTCTGTAACAGGAGGTGTTCCTAATTCTACATCTCTGTAAAATCCTGCTACTTGTTGTTTTCGTAACTCATTTTCTGAAATTTTAATAACGTGAATAACTGCTTCTGCATCTTCTAATGAATTTGCAGAATAAGGTACAATTAAATCATCTGCAGGTACGAATTTAGAAACCGCCCTACCTAAAAGATCGTCATAATAAACTTTCTTAAAGGTAGATCCGGATAGAGGGAGATAAAAAAGCATTTGGTCAAATTCTGGTTCATATTCTTTCATTTGATCCATAATTTGGTAATTCATAAAATCTTTAACACGTTTAGCTTGCTCTTCTTTAGCAACATTAACGTCACCTAAAATTTGAGTTCTAACCGGGCCATCTGATGGTAATAATTCTTTGTAAGCTTGTGCTTGAAACTGTGTAACTGATTCAGCAAGTACAGGGTGATTAACACCTGATGCACCTCTGAAAGGTTCTGTTCTTCTTTCGTATTTAAAACCTAAAAGTTCTAAACCATTTCTGTAAGTGTCTTCCCAATCTGCTCTTGATTCTCTGTATTCAGTATATTGATCAATTAATTTAGAACCTAAAGGTTCTAAAACTCCATCATCTAAAGTTTCTGCAAGATTTGCAAAGTGATCTTGACTTGGATCAATTTCTGGAGCGTTAGGGTCAAATGAAATTTCTGCTCCACCATCTTCAGTCATATCTACTTCAACAGGTCCTGTTGGAGTATCAACAACTTCTGCTGATTTTACAGTTTCAATTTCAACCGCTTTATTTTCAGGGTTATTAACTTCGTTAATATTCGGTAATGGTTTATCTATAGTGGCCATTTGGCTATTCTACCTTCTTTTAAATAATGATTCAACACCTGACTGGCTGATATCAGGTATTTTGATTACTGTCAAACTTACATCTTCAGTGACAGGGCCTCCATCGGCCATTTTAGTCTCTGGCTCACGTTTCAAAATTTCTATAATTTCATCTGCAGATTTACCTGCATCTTTTAAACCAAAAGCCTGTTCAATAGCTGCAATAGCTTCTGCTTTTCTTTGTAAGTTTGTATCATTGCCTACCATTTGTGCCATTTCATCAGGCATACCTGGAAACTTAACTTTAAGCGCCTCTGGTGTTAGTTCTTCAATAGGAAGTTTATTAACTTCTATTTGTAAACTTTGTCTGTAATAATCATCTGTCTTGGGTCCACCAAATTTTTGCATTGATGTTAATTCATCTGCTTCATCCGGAGTAAATAATCTTGAGTCACCCGACATCTCGGCTTCTTCGGCTTTCTTTTCTAAATATCTTTTTCTTCCTGGTTCTCCTGGTTTAGGATCTAATCTGCCAGCTTTGTAATCTCTAAACATAGCAGCTTGATAGTCTTTTTGTCCTTGCACAAATCTTTCAGCGTCAGCAACCGTTTCAAGCTGAGGTACACCTTCTCCATATTCTGCTACAAGATCTTCATACTCTTCGTCAGTTAGTTTTCTATTTCTCTCATTGAACTTTGAAAATTCAGAAGGTTCAATCTCATCTGCAGTCTTAAGTTGTCCTTTGCCTAATTTTAAAAGTGCGGCTATACCATCCTTAACAAACTTACCGCTTTTAAAACCTACTCTGCCGCCGTCAGCACTTCTGTATCTATCTTTTACAAGTTTAGAAAAAGGTAATGACGGATCTGATTCTAAAAGAGCTTTTTCTGCCGCTCTTCCTTCTCCATAATAACCTTCAACACCTATTTTTTTCATTAATTCAGCAATATATTCATCAAGTGATTGAAGGTCTTTTTTTGTTGCTTTGGGATCAGGTCCAAAGGTATATTTTCCACCACCTTCTTTTCTTTTAATATCTCTTACAAGTTGTCTTCTAATAATTTTTAATTTCTCCAGCATTTGCATATTTGGTGGACTCATTAGATAACTATCACTTTGTGTTAAAACTTGAAAATCAGCACCAGGAGTATCATAACCTTTTCTTGTTCTTTTCAACGCAGTTTTAATTCCTTCACTCATTAATCTTCCAATACCACCACTTCTAAAACCTACTCTGCCGCCTGCAGCATATTTTTTCTTAACAAATTTTTCAAGATTACTAATACCACCAGCTATTCCTTCTTGTTCTTCTTTACCATAAGGTCCATAAATTTCTTCAGCTTCATACAATTCTTCTACTGTTCTACCCTTTGTAGTTTCATCTGCTGTTTTTCCTATTTGACCCATTGCTCTGGTACCTTCATCTGTATCAAAATATACAGAAGTTGTTCCATCACCCATATTGACATCAACCATAACGTCTGATCTTTCTGGATGGGTAAAAGTTTTAATTCTATCTTCTTCTTTGATTAAAGTTCCTTCGTCCATAACTTTTTTAATTACAGAGTTAAAAAAGTCTACACCTTTACTTGCAACTTGTTCAATACCTTCACGCGCACCTTCTGTTTTAAATACATTGACGTATTTACCAATAGCGGGTGCACTTGCTAAAGCCATTAATCCTTTTATAAAACTTCGTCTATTCATCTTTGTTAAATAAGTTGTATATCATACCTTCTTTGTTTTGATAATTTTTATATGCATCATATCCAGCTAATCCAGCTCCTAATACGACTCCAGGTAATCCTAAAAATCTAGATGCTCCTGCAATCGTTCTTGGACTCATACCCATTCTTAAAATTTGTCCTGTAATGCCTGGTCTTGCTGCACCTACATTACTTAAGTTAAAATAATTCTTTGCACCTTCTAACATAGTTCGTTTGGGTGCATTTCTTACAACTCCAGAAAGTTTTGATAAGGGTTCCATTAATGCAACACCTAATGCAGGTCCGACTGGATCTGTTAGAATGTCTGTGGCTGTTTCTCCTTCATCTAATCTTTTTCCTGCAATAGCTCCTTCATATAAACCTGTAACTAATGGCGTTCCAAAAGTTGTAAGCACAGGTCTTAGTGCACCACTAATACCAAGCGCGGATCTGATTCTACCTTTTCCTTTTGGTAAAGGTCCTCTTTCACCAACACCTCTAGCTGTTCTATAAGCTCCTGGTATTTCTTCTGCAGCAAATCCTAAAGATGTTCCTGCTGCAACTTTTAATGGATTATCTTTTACATATTGTAAGATTTGATTTTGATCTGCTTTTTGATCAGTGTTTGTAGTTACAATCTCACCTTTTTCTGGATTAAATCTTAGTCCTGATAAAGCTAAACCTACACCAGCTGTTCCAACTGCTACTTTTCCAACTGTACCTGTTTTAGGTAAAACATTTAAAACTCTTTGAGCAACACCTTTTAATTCTTGAATAGATTTATTGTTTGTTTTTATATTATTAATTTTTTCAGCAGATCCTACTGGATCTTTTTTAATTGTTTCTACACAACTATCTATTGAACCTCCTAATGCTTTAGTAAGAATAATTTGACAAGCTCCAGGAATTTGTTTCGCTTTTAAAGCAAATGTTTCAGCAATTTGATTTACAAGTTGTGGATTTTTTTTTACTGAATCAAAGAACATTCTAGATACTTCTCTTTTAGCTGCTCCTACTGCTTGTGTTGGTGATACATCTTTAGCCCCTACATAAGCTTTAGTTCCTGGTAATTTTACTCTTACATTTATTTTTTTTAATTGTTTTTCTGCTTCTGTTTTTGAAATATTTCCTTTTTTAAATTCTTCTACAATTACACCAGCAGTATTATTTTTAACTCTAGGTGTTAGTTGTAAAGATTTATCTGGTGCTACTTCTACACCTAATCTATGATGAAGTTCTAATGGATTAGTTGCCATTGCTTGTTTGGAATATTGATTTACAAATTTAGGGTCTTTAGATAAAAAATTGTAAAGCTCTGCATTAGTTGGAACTCTGTCATATTTTGCAAAGTAACTTGCAATAGTATCATTAGGTAATGATCTTTTAAAACCGTCTGCTATTTTAGTTAATTCTTTTGTTCTATTAAATTGTGGATGATCATTAATTAATTTGTCCATTGGTCCTAACGGACCTTTGTATCTTGAATGATGATAAGTAATTCCAGTTTTATTATCTTTTACTCCTGCAAATTTTTTATTTTTAGTAACTTCTTCAAACTGAGGTGTATCATTTCCTTTTAAATTTTTATTTTGTTTCTTTGCAGCTGTTAATAAATAAGCTAACAATTTGTTATCTTGTAATTGTAATACAGCTTTACCTGCTCCTTTATCAATTTTAAGTTTTTTATCTATGTCTTTAAAATATTCTTTAGTTTTAGCTTCTTTAAATTTTGCTCTGTAAGAAGGATCTTTTTTCTTTTTAGCCATATATCCTTTTTGATACTCAGCTTTTTTTTGTAAAAAAGATTTAGGATCTCTATATTTACTTCTTGTTGTAGCAGGAGCATCTAACCATTCTTTAGGTGTAAATTTTTTTCCCGTTTTAGGATTAATGTATTTATTTTTTTGTAAATCTTCTAAAATTTTTAATTTTTCTTGATATGCACTAATATAAGGACGACCTAATCTATCTTTTTTAAATTTTAATTTTTCAATTAATTCTATTCCTTCTACTGCCATTATCCCCTCCTAACGAACATTGAAGCGAGGCCGGATTGAGCTGGTCTTCCTCCAGTGCCGCCGTGTCCTATAATTCCACCCATTGCACTTGAACCCATTGTAGCTGTTGTTGCTCTACCTCCAGCATTTGGATCGCCTTCCATAAAGTCATTGCTATACCCAGCTTGATAACCACCTCTACCGCTTGATCTATTTGAATCTTGCATCTGTCGTGCTGCTTCTTGTCTTGCTTGTTCTTGTATAAGTTCTTGTGCTTTAAGTTTTTCTAAACGTCTTTTTTGAGCAGCATTTTTATTTTTCATAGTACTTAATTTAAATATACTTTTAGCTCTTCTTCTTGAAGCTCTTGCAGGATCTGTATAATAACCTCCTAAAGCATTTTGTTTATTTAATTCTTCTGCTGTATAACTTCTTCCATATTCGTCAACTATAGTGCCGAGTCCACCTGACAACTGCCTGTCTTCAAACATATTACCTAATCCACCTAATAAACTCATTGCGCCAGATCCAACTATTCCGGGAAGATTCATAGCCATAGCTGCCCCTGATCCTAATAAATTTCTAGCTGACATTCCTTTATCTACTGCAAAATCTCTCATAGAACCTAATCCACCTTGAATAGCATTCCCAGCACGTTGAAACATATTTTGTGATGGCTGTATGTTAGGATTTAAAAAACCTTGTTGTGCTGCTGGATCCATTTCATAATCCATACCTTGAACATTAGTTCTTGAAACTGCGTCTCCATAACTTGGTAGTTGAGAAAAGTCTCTATCAAAATTTATATTTGTTGTAGGACTTATTGTGTTTTCAGCCGCATTTAACGCAGCAAAATCTTCTGGACCCATATTAACTTCACTTGCATTTGCAGGTGTTGGATATAAAGTCGCTAAAGCTGCTTGAAAAGGTAGACTACCTGCTGCAGTTAATCCTTTTATAGCATTATTTTTTAAAAATCCTAAACCTTCAGATCCTATTTCTTTTAATACACCCCCTGGACCATATTGTCCTAAATCATATCCTGCTTTTATAACTTTTCCAGGATAGTCTAAATTACCCATATAATTAGAAATAGTTTTTCCTATATTAATTTTTGAAGGATAATTTTTTAATGTAGATTTGGGAACTAAATAAGAATTTCCAGATACCCCTGCATTAGTATAATTTCCTGAAGGTAATCCTGTAACTTTATTTTGAAATCTATTAAATCTACCAGACTCGTTTACATAATTTGATGGAACTTGTGTAGAAAGTATTTTTCCTGTTTTTCCTGCATATTTTTCAGCTACTGATAAATCTGTAGTATAATATTGACCAGCTAGTTTGCTTAATTGATTAGTTGTTAAACCTTGCGTGGATCCTCCCATAATAGTTGGAGTTCCTTGATTTGCCATTTGTAAATAACGAGAAGGACCAAACATAGGTTGACCTCTATATAACGTAACTAAATCTTTATTAATTATATTCTCAGCCATTATACTAATCCCCCGCCCGCGAACCTCGGTTCTGCTTTAGCTGACAGTTCTAAAATTTTACTTATGTAGTTTTCCCAAAAAGACATATCGTATTTAATGCCTTCAAGTTCTATATCTTGTTTGATAGCATCTATAAAAGCTTCAGGCTGATATGGATTTTTTTTAGCTACATCATTTGCGTAACGCATAATGCTTGATACTCTTTCTTCGTCAACACCTAGTTCTTCTAGATCATCATAAATTGCATTTCTAATCCTGCTGGTTTCATTTTGAATTAACTCACCATACGAATCATAGCCTTGAAATTCTTCTTGAAAATATCTTGGTCCATTGTTCATTACCTTCTCATCTAGATCTGATAAAAACTCTTGTTTAATTTTTGTATCCGCTCCCATATCCGCGGCTCGCGCTAATGTAGTCGCGGCTCGTTTGCCTTCTGCAACGTCTGTGATTTTTGCAACGTCCATTACATCTTCATTCTTTATTCCAGCTTTACGCATCTCTCTCATAAAGCCAGCTAGATCGTCTCGTTTAATTTCTTCTGACATTCCACCTTTAGGGTATAGCGAACCGAGGCCTTGGTCTTTTGGTTTTCCTAACTTCTCTGTTAACTCACCAAAAGTTTCGTCCCCTCTTAATTCTACATCAGGATTTTGTTGTCTTAATTTATCTGTGAAAGGTGTTTGAGAATCTGGCGATGTACGAAGCTTTTCTGTTCTAATTACACTTAAGTCTTCTACGTTGCTTGGAGCAATTTTATTAATTTCTTGTAAAGCAACAGATTTTTGTGAGTCATCTAAAAAATTTCCAGTAGATTTAAAATACTCGGCTGAAACATCCATAAAGTTTGCAGCTCCTGTTTTAATTTCATCTTGTAATCTTAAGATAGTTTGTAGTAATATTTTTTGCGACATTAATAATACGTTCTTTCAGTTCGCGGTAATGCATTATCTTTTTCGTCTTCAGGGTGAGATATAAATCCTCCCTGTCTAAAGCGCATTATCGCTTGTGTTGTACTGTCCACCAAATCGTCATTATCCCCATACGGAAATGATGCACATTCTTCAATAACCTCTTCTGCGAATTTTTCATCCGGCGCCCAAATCATCCCCGATTCAAAGATCGGTGATACGGCGTTAACTCTAGCGTGTTTATCTTGGCCTTTGCTAGGAGTGTAATTTATAACAGGAATACCCATTTTACGCAATTCAAAAGTTAAAGGCATTCCAGATGCTTTAGACTCGATAATGACTGTTTCAGGATTCCAATAGCGATATTGTTCAAGTGCTTCCTTACGAAGTTCTGGAAACTCTAGTCTATCTTTAAAAGCATCTAATAATATTAAATTAGCAGGTGAATCATCATCTGGGTAAAACACGCCCCACGTTGTAATTGCAGAATAGTCCGCAGTTTCTTTTTTAAGAAAAGCTGTATCATAACTTTGAATGATATGTTGCAAAGGAGGGATATAAGGTTTTTCCCAAACCTTCCACCATTCTCTTTTGATCAACGATCCTTCTTCAGCTGTTGGATTTTGCATCCACTGTGCATTCCATTTACCGAGAGAGATAGAAGCTTTGACTCCTTCTAGTTCATCTAATTTCCAATACTCTGGCCATACAGGTTTATTACTAGGTAGTATTGCTGGAAACTCAATAACTTCCCACTGATCTGATTTTAATTCTTTTTGATTCTTTAACAACATACCTGTTAGATCTTTCATATTCCATCGTGTCATTACAACAACGATTGCTCCACCAGGCTGTAAACGTTGACGTGGTCCTGATGTATACCAATCATAAGCTCGCTCTAACGCTGCTACGTTTAATGCATCTTGCTCTGAGTGTGGGTCATCAATGATAAGTAAATCCGCTCCACGGCCCGTTATGGCCGATCCAACACCGGCTGCGTAGTATTCACCACCTTGTTCAGTTTCCCATTTACCAGCGGCTTGACTATCCTCTCGTAATCTTGTTTT